TGATGAATATCTTGTTCGCCTAATAACATATTGCATTACCACCTCTCTGATTATTATATGTTATAATAACAAAAAAAGGAGCTTATAGCAAGCCCCTTTTTAATTAAATTGTGTATTCTTTTAAATTAATTCCCAAGTTCCATCTAAATTTTCAACAATAGCAGTACAATTTTTTACCCAGTCTCCTGTATTCATGTACGTTTCAGTAATTTTCGGATGATGCGTATGGCCACAAATAACAGCATTGTATTTTCCAATCTTTATTCGTTTACGAAGCATGTTTTCAACTCCGGTTGTTCTTACGTACCTCTTAAGTTTCTGATTATTAGCTTTACTTTCTGGAATCCAATCATTAAAATGTGCTAAAAAATTAATAACTTGTCTCGGCACTTTTACCCAAAAGTCATACTTGTCACCATGAATTACTAAGATTTTACGGCCGTCAATTGCATAGTATGTATATTCATTATGTATTTCAAAATTACCGAAATTAAATGCGTTACGAATAAATGGTCTTACGAAATCATCATGGTTTCCAGTAAGATAGATAACTTTTGAAGTTTCAGAAATTTTAATGATTTTTCTTATAATAGATGAGTGAGATTTAGGCCAATAAGATTTTCTTCGTAAAGCCCAACCATCAATAATATCACCTACTAAAAATAAATTTTCTGATTTGTTTTCAGATAAAAATAATTCGAGGGCATCAACTTGACACCCTCGAGTTCCTAAATGTGCGTCAGATATAAAAATACTTTTATATCGCATTTTTCACATATCTCCTAAAAAAAAGATGAGGTCAAACGCTACCTTAGCTACATCACGTCTGAACTCTCATTTAAAAGAATTATACCATATAAATGTTACAATTTTATTACAATGTATAGACAAAAAAAAGGGGGGCATAAGCCCCCCTTATTAGAGTATATTAACTTATTTGTTATAGTTAGCTGTAAAATTTCTTAACCACTCTAAAGCCTCTGTATCTTTAGTGTTAAATAAATTTTCAAATCTATCTATAGCAGGTTGACCAATAGTAATTACTGATGTGCCTGCTCTTTTATGAAAAGGTGTTTTAAAAGCATCGGTAATTAGTGCTTTTTCATATCCTGCAACATATTTATTGTATGTGCTGTCAGGTGTGCCTTTTTTAACTACCATAAAAGCTTTTAAATAATGAACTGCATTATGTGCAAGTTTCCACGCTCTTACTTTTACTGAATCAGTAGGAATATTGTACATCTCTAATACCTCTAAAAAGTGTGGTAAATTAGGATAGTCAGGACATCTTGTATATTGTCCGTCAACAATCTCACCCCAACAAAAGATAGGTATAGCATCTCCTGCCTCAACAACTTTTTTATATCTCTTATTATATGAGGTATAAGTTTGATGGTCAAGGTTTGTCTCATTACTCATAAAGGCTTTGAATTTACCACCACTATTGTTACCCCAAACCATTTTTGTATTCCAACCTAAAATATCGGAGGCCAATGCCATAATCACATCATAACCATAAATGTTATTTCCAGTTGAAATCATTTGTGGTTTGTTTTTCATAATGTTATCAAGACTTATCAAGTCTGGTTTTATAACAGCTACACCATTAGTAGAGTGGGTAAACAATGGTTTCCAGTTTTTATACTCATATCCAGCTTTGTCAGCTCCTTTTAAGATATAGTTAATTGCGATAGTACCAGAGGTAATCATCATAGTTTTGCCATCAGCTTTCGCTGTGTTATCAAATATTTTTGCAGCTTTAAATCCACTACCACCATTAATATTTTTTACTTTAAAGCTTTCATCAGTAATTTGCTTACTTAAATGCTCAGTTGCTAAATTTGCAAGGAAATGAGTACTAGAAGTGTTCTTATAAGGAACAATCACTGTTGTCTCAGCAATAGCAGTTGAGGCGATAAGTACGCTTGCCAATACGGGAATTATTTTTAACATTTTGACTCCTTTTTTGTTAAAATTGATAATGTAATAGTACAAAAAATAAAACTACTATGCAACTACTTTTCCAAATATTCACGAGCAATGTTGTACCCAAGCATAAACTCACCGACAGGTCTATTAAAAAATTTATCATTTACATAATAAGTTTCAAAAAGCTGTCTCCACCTTTTATCACCTTTTGCTCTGTAAATTTTCAATGTGTTGACGCTCTTTGGGTGTCGTAAAAATAACTTTTCGAAAGGGTTTTTAGCGGGAGCTAGCATAAATGAATATCGTTTTCTAAATGGATTTGTAGTGTAATCATAAGGTAGAGGTCTACTCGCTGCTATGTGTGTTTCTTTTGAGGCAGTTGTTTCTCCTTTGATCTTAGCTAATTTCATACATAGATGTGCTTGTTTAACTAAAAGTTGAGGAGTTAAGAAAAAAGGAACAAAGTTATCTCTACAGTTTTGACTAAGGTTGTCAGTATCAAACCAGTCCACATACCATTTATTAACCTCTTTATCTAAGTGAATACTAGCCTCAACACCTCCGTTAACAACTACTTTACCTCTATAGAGATAATCCTGGTCTAAAATATAATTTTGTGCCATACCTGTTGAGTCAATACCGAATCCCAAAGTTTCAGTTTCAAATATGTCTTTTTGAAATCTGCCCTTAAAAGCGCCCTCACTAGAAGTTTTTACACTTATCTTTGCCTTAAAGTTTTTGTATTTACTTTGCATCTGTTTAATATAGGGAATCGCATAATTATCAATTTCAAAAGCAGGGTTTACACAATCAATACTACTATAGTCAAAACCTGGATAAGGATCACCCCTACACATCACCACTTCGTCTATAGGTATGTTATGCTTTAAAAAAGTATTCAATACGCATATACTATCAGAACCTCCACTAAAAGCTAATATAATTTCTCCTAACTCGTCTTTAAGTTGTAAAGCTCGTTCTTTGCATAAAGTATCCCAAGATTCTAATGGTTCAAAAGTCCAATCTATATTATCAACCCAATTAGGGTCATTAAATAAAACAGGTTTAATAATATCAGTTGATGCTCCAAACCTTCCAAGGCGGCTATTTCCATCAGCTACAGCAGTAGTTAAGGCTTTAAACGATGAGCCGTAAAGTTTATTATTGTATAAGTATTTTACAGGTCTCTCAATAACAATATTAGAATTAGTAATCATAAGACTTTTTTACCTCCAAGGTATAAGAAAAATAATGAGATGCAGAATAAAGGAAAAATGTTTGTTAAAAAATCTGTATTCCATAGGGATATAGCATACACTATAAAAAATAAACACATTGGAAATAATAAAAACGAACTATCGCTAATAGTGTCTTTGTTATGTTTCATTTTATATAAACCAAAAATAGTGAATAATATAATAAGTAATGTAAAAGGTCTTGTAAACATTTCAAAGCCGTATATCTCTATAGTCTGATAAAAGTATTTTTCGATATTATTTGACAGTATAAAACCAAGTAACAAAGCTGGTCTTGACCAACCTTCTTTTTTCAAAGCAATGCCTAATACTGAAAAAAAGTATAGACACAATAAGTCAAAAAAAGACTCATTTACAAAATATACGGATAAGGAAACAACTACACATAATATTGGAGCTAATAAGTAATATTTAATTGCTAAAAACTTAATGAAAAGTTTTGAAAAAAACACACATAAGAGTGAGCCAAATAAAACGGCAAAAACAACAGACCAAACAATTATGTATACAATATCTAAATGATCATGTATAAAAGTAACTGAGGGGTACATATCAAGATAGTCTAAAGCTAGTAAAAAAACTACCATTGTACCTGAACCAGGAATACCAAATAATAAAGTAGGAATTAAAGAACCACCCTCTTTAGCTGTATTAGCACTCTCTGGACCGATTACTCCTCTGATGTCTCCTTTTCCAAAGTTACTATTGTCTTTTACAGTAGCAGAGGTAACACCATAAGCCAACCAATCAATAACAGAACCACCTATACCAGGAATAGCTCCAACAAAAGTGCCGAGTAAGGAACATTTAAAAACAATCCATTTATTTTTAAAAGTTTCTTTAACTCCGTATAAAACACCACTTATTGAATAAGATTTAGATATTGGAGAAGTTTTAGTGATAAAAATTGAAAGTATCTCTGGCATAGCAAAGATTCCTAAAGCAAGGGGTATTGGATTTATTCCCGCATATAAATCCCATGATCCAAAAGTAAATCTATGCTCACCAGTTAAAACTGATGAACCGACTGTACCCAAAACCAATCCTAAAAATACAGCGCAAATGCCTTTGAAAGAGTTTTCTCTATGTAAAAGACCAACAAAAGTTAATCCAAGAAAACATAACATAAACAATTCAGATACCGTAAATGCTAATACAATAGGCTTTGCATAAAAAATAAAAACAGACAAACATATAGCACCAATCAAACCACCAACAAAAGACGATGTAAAAGCAGCTCCAAGTGCTTCATACGGTTTACCTTGTTTTGCTAGCGGATGCCCGTCGACAATTGTAGCTTGGGAGGAGGCAGTACCCGGCACTCCAAGCAATATTGAGCTAAAAGAGTCAGAAATTGAAGTTACTGCAAAAGAAGAAGCTATTAATGCCAATGCTTGTGAAGGCTCAACATACGCTAAAAAAGGTAATAACATTAAGATACAGGTAACTCCGCTTAATCCAGGAATTAACCCTGATATCAAACCTACGACTAACCCTAAAATTAAAAATATGAAATGATCTACTGAAAATATGATGTGAAGTGCTGAAAGTAAAGAATCTATAACCATATAAACAACAAGGTGAGCAGATAACTACTCACCTTGTCTCCCCTCTGATGAAACTCTTGCTATAAAGTCAAAGAGTTTCACTAAATTATCATTTATAATAACTTAAAATTTATTAGAAAGCAACTTCAAACTTACTTTTTGTACCTTTATAGTTCTCATTACTATATCTATCTGGTAAAATTCCCTCTGGTCGACCTTCAGCTCCTAAATGTATTAACTCTACAGATTTATCGGAGGTACAGAGTTTTGAGAATTGACAGTGAATAAAGATTAACAATTCCCATGGATTATACTGAATTTTTTTATCGATTTTTAATACACAACCGTATTTGTATTTATCTCTTACTTGTGATATACTTTGCAAAGGTTCTTTAATTACTCTCATCGGTTTTTTATTGTACTTAGAACGATCTTGCCTATTAAAGTATGAATTTAAATAAGAATCCATATACCCAGGTTTTTGCCAAGTTACTAAATTATCTAATTCTTCTTGAGACATATCTGTGTAAACAGGTAGCTTATGAGATAAAGATAAAAGTATTTTATTGCCCCATTGAACATCTTGATTACTTTGTGTATAAGGTATTCCCATATTGTAATTTTTTGGTCTTATCTCAAAATGGTCAAACTTATAGTAAATAGACATATTATGTCTTTTAAGATAATCTAAATCGTCATTTTCTTTGTTTTCGTTAGGTAGTGCCTCTACAGTTAAATCTGGATACTCAGCGTTAAACTGTTTTTTAGTGATAGGCACCATTTCTGGAAAGTATTGAAACTCATTTTCTTGTGCGATAGTAATACATTTAGCTTTATTATGGCCTAAAAATCTAGTTAATAATACACGTGAAGCACCTGGATGTGCTCTGATAGTTTTGTTTCTATCTATGTAAAGAGATATAGGATTATTCCACTGACCGTTTTGTAAAAAATCTTGTAGCATCATAGAAGCGTATCTAAGAATTTTAGGCTCATACTCATAATTACTTCTAATGATCTCATCATTAAAATTCATACAAAAATACTGATTAACACGAGTATTGTCAAAACCAGAGGTGCCTATTAAAGGTTTATCTATTTCTCTACATAACTCAACATTACGTAAATCAAAAGTTCCGTGTAAAATTTTCATGCAACAAGTTTTCTTATGTTGCTTTCATATTCGTTTTTTGCTAAAGTTTGGTTTGGTAGGTCGTCATTTAAAAAGTCTACTCGTAACATTTTGTACCACCTTTTAAACATTTTACCATGTGGTGTACAACGGTAGTTATGTTTTTTATAATGATAATATTGCATGGTATGAGCAAGCTCATGTAAAATAATCATACGTAAACCATGGATAGGATCACGAATATAAATGGAACCAATAATAGGATCAGCGGCGTAGGATCTGTATTCATATACTTTATGCACTCCTTCGGGATCATACTTAGTAGCACCATACATTCCTATACTAATTCCTAGACCCCAAGCGTACATTCCACCCCTTGATCTAGTTCTTCTTTTACTCCAGTCAAATTTTGCAGAGGCTAGAGCAAAAGTATTAAAATCAGTATAATCCCTTATTTTATTTTCAATCGCGTTTGTGTAATCATATGCGAATTTATTAAATTTAATTTTTTCTGTTACTGTCATTTTCCTATGTCTTTTACATTATTTTTAGTAATTAACTGATATGCGCCTTTATTGTAAGCAGGAGCAACAGTATATTTTTGTACACCGACTTTTTTATTCTTATAACTTATAGCACAAACGGTATTACTACAAGACACACCACTACCAGGCCTAATATACGAAGTGCTTTGTTTGACCAGCGGTTTTGCGCTAACCAATCTATGTTTTTTAGGGGTGTAGCCGACTCTAGCCAAAAAGGCAGCATGCTCTCTCTCCAATTCTGATTTTGTTTTTCTTCTTATTTTTTTCATGTCTTATAATAATATAAAATTAAGTTATTGTCAAACATAACGTGACTACCACTCCATCGGTTTTTTGTCATATCTTACAAATTTTCCTGTGTCTTTCATAGTAAGATTCTCAATTAAATCAATCATCTGAGCTACGTTTGTAATTCCACTATTATACTTCTTACCCTTAATTGGAGGACTATACGTAAGGATAGACCCTGGGTGTAAAATAACAACTGGAACAGTGGCTTTTTTTGATAACCAAACTCCTGCCATATTTAATACATGTTTACTAAATTTATAGCCTAAGTCATCAAAATCATAACTTCTTACATTTTTAATGTGATAAATAGACCCGCTATTTGAACTTATAATTGCAACTTTACCAACTATGTTAGGTAACAACTCATGTATAAACCTAATTTGATTAAAAGCATTGATAGCCATCATAGACTCCCAATCAGCTTTTCCAGTGGTTGTTTTCCAGTAAGAATTAGTAATACCTGCGTTTAGTATAACTGTGTCGTATGTCATCTCTTTTAAAAATACAGGAGGTTGAAAGTCGTTTTTAAAATCGATATCCTTTGAGGATAAGCCAATAACATTATTATCAACACTATAAGCATCAGCAAAAAATTTGCCAATACCTCTACTAGCTCCAGTAATTAGTATATTTTTCATTCAATTCCCATAGATTAATAGTATTTAAGTTTGTACTATCGGACTCCAAAAAGTTGTACGTTGATCGTCAAGTGTTACTTTTTGGATAGGATTGCCGTATATGTCCTCTTTTCTACCGTAGCACATAACTTTGTTATCCCAACGAGCTTCAAGTATGCTTTCTATATTAGATGGGAAAGCAGTATACTTCCCATGATTATCGTATAAATCGCTGTAGTTACGAATAGTAGCTCCACCATCTTGGTAGGCTGATTGTAAAATTTTGCAGACTGCATTATATAATTTCTCCAATTCATTAGTTGTTAGTGATTCCATTATTCTATAAGGAGATATTCCTGCTAAAAATAGTGATTCACTTTTATAAATATTTCCAACACCACTGATTTGACTTTGATCCATAAGCCATTTTACAACAGACCATTTAGGTTTTTTACTCGCTCTGAGTTTAAACTCTTCAAGTGTGCAAGGGTTATTTAACATATCTGGCCCTATCTTATCAAGTTTTGCAAGTAAAGAGTGACTATTAAAACAAAATTTTGTAGTACCGAAGTTTCGTTGATCGTTATAATAAACAGCACTCCCATCATCAAAATAGTATGCTAAACGTGTATGTTTAGATGGTTGTAGTTTGAAATTCCCAGTCATGCCAAGAGTAGTCCAAATACTAATTTCTTTATCTAATAACCAGTAAATAAACTTACCCTTAACAGTAACTTCATTAACTTTTAAGGGTAAAAAACTCATAAGCTCGTCAAAACCATCAGGTAGTTTTTTAGTATATCTACCCGAAATGACATTAACATTGACTAGCGTTAATCCTTTAACATATCGATTAACTTGTTTTGCAGTTCTAGTGCATTCTGGACCTTCAGGCATATTAATTCTCCATTGTAGCTAGTGCTTCTGCACATAGTTTATTGTCTTCTGTGGCTTGCTCTTTAGAGGGAGGAGATACAAAATGTATTCCTCGAGTAATACGTTCAGTTTTATCCCAAACAAACCAAGCATAGTCTGTAGCATCAGTTCCTTTACCTGTAAATGATGGTCGTTTTGATAACACATACATTGCCACAGGAGGCTGAGCTTTCCACCATTCATGACGAGAGATAGAACCTAAATAATTAATACGTAGCAACATAAATACAGTGTTAGAGATTGAAACAGACCGATCTATGAACTCTTGTGCTAGAGAAAATGGAGGATTAGTAAACACTAAGTCTCGTTCTGTTTTATACTCTAAAAAGTCACGGTCTTCTCTGATTTCACAATAGTCTACGTCACTTATGTGTGTTTTTAACCAGTCATAGATACGACCATCACCTCTACACGGTTCAAGTGCAGAAGTAAATTGAGTCCAATCTATCTCTAAATTTTTGTAACACCAACTAGGTGTTGGATAAAAATCGGTTGCGTTAAGCCGCACACCTTGTTTTTGTCTGCTCAAATAACCACTCCTTGAACTCTTCAAATTTAAAAACATGAAGTTTTTTGTCTGATAATGCTGAAAGTTCTTCAGCCATGTCTTTAGCCGCATAGTAGATAGCTAATCCTCTACCTTTATCCCACCAAGACCCTCCGTAAACAATAGCATAGTGCTTACACTCTACTTTTTTAAGAGCATTCCATAATTCAGTACCAAATTTCTGATCTGCAGTTCCTTGACCATTTTGGTTTTTACACTCTATCTGAATACCGTACTCTTTTAACCAAGCATCAGTTGAATTTAAATTTTTTGTGTCTGGATTGTTCCAAAGAGCCTCGTAAGAATATTTTGATACCTCATATCCTTGACTCTCCAACCAACCTTTACAATCTTGTTCAAAACCTTTACCTGAGTAATTAGCATTTGCTCCTTGCGATCTTTTAGAAGACATATTAACTCCTCATCTTGACTTGCATAGATTTAGGTCGTCCCCAAACTTCAATAGCTGGAACTCTAATCATTGGTTTATTAGTTTCTTTTTTATTGGGATTTGGAATCGTGAGCATAACATTTTTACTTTGTAACCAAGCTTTAATTTGATTATTAAGTCTAGCCATTGGGGTAGCTATATATACTCTTCTAGTAGCTTTTGTTATACTTCTAGACACATTAGGTCTTTCACCTTTTGAAGTGTAAGTATCGCCACTTTTTCTTTTACCTCTTGCCATATTTATCTCCTACTAATTAATATAACTAAATATATCAAAAAATATAGGAGTTAGCAAGTTGAATTATACTTTGGAGTGTATTAATTTAGAACTGATTGTAGCATTTGTTCGTAGTTCTAAAAACTGAGAAATAAAATCTAAAGGATCATATAAAGTATTGCACCTATCACAAGTTACTAAATCATCAAAACAAGTCTTACCTTGATCTAACCATATTTCATATGTATAATTACAAGAAGGGCAATTGCATCTAGCTCTATATACCATTAAATATTATCTTTGGTTGGAATTATAGAGCCGTTACCGAATAAGTCAACTGCCTTCCACGACAGGTAACTTTTCCATTTTGGTATTCTAGGTTCGGCATCTTTCATTCCAAGTAAGAATACTTTATCAGCTGCAATTTTTGCTTTTTTAACTAAGCTGTCGTCTTCTGAATCTTTATTATTCCAGCGATATTGTCTGATTGTTTTATATAATAAATCATGTATAATAGCAGCTCTTGCTACATCAAAAGGAGCAATTAACCACCACATGGCTCTTGGAACTGACGCTAAATCTGTAACAAAGCCTGCTTTTACTGTAATCTGATCACACAACTCAAGTCCAATTTGTTTTTTAGTCATATTAACACCTATTTGTATAAGTGCATTTACATCATCAGAATCTAACCCTTCTGTAGCATAAGATAGTTCTCTACCAAGAATCCACTTACGTGGTGGATTAAATTCAGCCATTATTTTATTGTTATATTCACCCATTTATTCACTCTTCCATACAGACCAGGCACCATATACTATAGCAGCGTAGGCAGCATACTCAACAAATGCTCCAGCAAGCAGAATTACACAACCTACAGCAATTAATGCAAAACCATTCCAAGTTGTCATTTCTTTAATTCTGTTTTTAATCCAAGTAATCATTTTTTTCTCCTTTTCGCAGTAATCTTTTTCTGCGCATTGATAAATCTTCTATAAACGGCTGCAGCTCCGGCCTTACCCATGACTCTTGCCCTCTGTTCCATAGCAATTGCTGCTTGAGTTTTATGAGCATGAGATCGGCTTGAAGCTTTTATTTTACGAACACTAGCTTGTGCCGTAGCTACAGTTTTAAATCCTAATTTTTTTATAGTACCTTTTGGGTTTTCATCAGTATATAGATCGCTGTGTTTTTTAGAACCTGCTGGTTGACCCTTTTTTCTAGGAATCCTCGGAGCCACAGTCACATCCCTCACAACCACAGTTATTGCCTTGTTGACAATCATGACTACAGTAAGTAAACTCTTCTTCTACTAAACAATTACAATCTTCTTTAACACATTTATACATTAACTTTTACCTCTCTTACCAAGATCTTTCTTTTTACCTTTATGTGGGCCACTTTTTCTAGCAACTAAACCTCTTGCAACTAGCCTTGCTCGATTTGTAGAGCCAATACTTTTTCCAGATTTATATTTTTTTAATAATTTTGAAATATTAACTTTAGGTTTTTTATTCATGGCCTATTTTTTCTTCTTGCCTCTTTTAGCAAAAGTTGCAACCATTTTAGGTTTTCCGCCAGGATTACCCGCCGCACGTTTACGAGCAACGGCACTTCTAATTTGAGCTTTTGTCATTCTATTAGCAGTAGCTCGAGGTACACATTTAGGATACTTTCCACCTTTTTTTGCTGATTTTCTACCACACGGTTGAAATTTTCCATCTTTTTTAGGCGCACCAATATTGACCCAATCACCTTTAGGTCCTTTACCAAACCAAGCAGTAAGTCCTCCAGAAGGTTTAGCCATTATCTGTAACTACCGCCTCTCGCTTTGTAGGTTCTTACTAACCAACCATTAGCATATGCTGATGGGTATACTTTAAATTTTCTTTTAGCTTCAGCCTTAACTTTAGCGTATAGTGTAGGGTTTGTAGGTTTTGGTGATTTACTTTTTGTCGGCATTTTTACTCTCCTCAGGGGTCTTCCAAAAATACTCATCAGTATCTCCAAGTCTTCCCCAGTCATTTCCATTTTCAACTTGATAATACTCTGTGCTGACTTTGAAATCAGGTGTCAGCGGTATCTCAGGTGTAAGACTATTATCATATACTCTCATTCTGTTATTAGGGTATAAACAAAATTGTCCGTTTTCTAATTCTAATAAATTATGGCTTTTGTGTTCAGCAGGGGTTTCACTTGTACTGTAGTCAACAGTATCTGGATCACAATGATAATTATCAATGGTTGCTATATAATAACCTTTTTGTAGTCCATGATTTCTTGTAAAAACTTCATAATCCATTGACCCTATAAATTGTTTATGTAAAGAAACTACACCAAAATCCATACAATTCCAAAACTGTAAATTAGGTAAGCTCATATCAGGCTTAGGTGTTTCAGGTCTAGAAACAAAAGCACTTATCGGTAACTTATCGAAAAGCGCCGCATACTCTGGAAGATAAGTTTCAAAATAAAACGCACGACCTGGTAAACTTTTTGCAGAAACCCATACACCTTTTACAAACTCTCCGTGACCATCTTGATGATCTCTTAAATATTCTTTTCTGACCCATACATGAATAGCAGGTAAATTACATATTAACTCAGCCATGGCTCACTCCCTTTAATACAGTTACTATCTAATAGTGTATAATCACACGTTAATTCATCACCATATTCTATAACACGGGAAGATATACCAAATTCATTTACATTAGGGTCAAAACTATGATTCATAAATCCTTCGTTACCAAAAGGAAAAATATATTTTTCATCACAACCAAACTCATATTGATACATAAGTTTCTCTATATGAGTTCTTTGATAGTGAGGCATACATTCTACTTCCTGTAATGTAAAAACTTTATCCCATAAAGGGTCAAAAGCTGTTACTGCAACTCCTCTTATTATTCGTTGGTTAGCTAACACACAAATACCTTTTACGTTATCCCAACCTAGTGTGGTTTGTATTAATAACACTAGTAACTCTTAATTACTCTATTTTTAAAAGGGGTTTTTGCCGCACACCATTCTTCAGGGTGCATATGACTTGGTCTTTTACCCGCGGGTTTTGAAACCATTCTACCCATTGGAGTATAGAAAGCACAAAACTCTTGCTTCTGACGACGTTTTACATCAGAAGATAAGCGTTTCCACGATTTAAGTCCGTTTGAAGATTTTCTTAGTTTTATTACAGCCATAATAGTTATTTTAGAAAATTAGGTTGTATGTGTCAAACTAAAATTTTTAACTCTGGAAAAGAACACAATAGATTCTCATTCACAGTAGTTTTGCATCTCCCATAAAAAATGATGACATAGAGAAAGAGGATAAAGAATTAGGAGCAATCCAAGCGCATTTTGCAAGCGTAAACATTTCAGAAGTTGCTAGCTGCATTCCGCCTAACAAGTTTCTATCTTCACTTTCTTGTCCAGCTTTTATTGTATTAGACAAGATAGTATAATTTATGATTACTTTATCTTCAGGAAAAAGTTTAACAATCTCATTCTTTTTAAATTGTGTATCACTACAAATAAATACTTTGGGTTTACCTAAGTCATTATAAAGTTTCTGAACTCTATCTAGGTAATAAGATTCAGAATGCAGCTGTAAATGATCTTGAAATCTAAGATGAAGACCTAGAGTGTTAGGGGGAATATCTAAAATATATTTATTTACTTTTTTGGAAGGTTTTAAAGATTGATAAAATGATATCAGAGAAACAGGCTTTTCTGCTCTATAATGCGAATACGATAGAATATTGTGCATTTTATCTTTTATTGATTTAATGGAATTAAACCTATCAGCAAACATATTATAGTCTCTTGCATCACAAGAGCGAATATCAAGTGCAGGAGCATCAAATAAGTCTTTCCAGTCTGCTCTGCATTCATGGTTTACGTGCCAGCCGATTGAAGGAGATTTATGTAAAAGATGTGTTATAGCTATTGATAATAATCGATTTCCTAGCCCGCGTCCTGGGATAATAGTTGTTGCTCTATCCATTTATATGTCGCCTCCAGCCCATGAACAACATTAGTTGCAGGATACCAGCCTGTGTGAAACTGAATTAAATCATTATGAGAATTTCTAGCATTTACACCTGTTGGCCCGTCTACATAGACTTTTTTCATTTTATTCTTCATACCCTTAAATTCTATAAACTTATCTACAAGTTGATTAATAGTTAGTGCTTCATTGGATCCAATATTTAATGGTTGATCATAATCACATCTCATAACTCGTATTGTCGCATCGATACAATCATCTATATACAAGAAAGATCGAACTTGGTTTCCTGTCCCAAATATCTCAACCTCAGTACTAGCTTCTATAACTTTTCTTGCAAGAGCCGCTACACTTTTAGCTCTTATACCTTTAAAATCTGATTCTGGTCCATAGACATTATGATATCTACCAATCCTAACTTCTAATCCTAAATTTCTAGCAGCAGCTAAATATAATCTCTCACTCGTTAACTTTTCCCAACCATAATCAGAATCTGGGCAAGCTGGATAAGCAGATTGCTCACGGGTATCAATATGATGTCTACTCATTTGATTATGTTGATTATAAACACAAGCACTAGATGAGAAGAAAACTCTTTTTACTTTTTTATTCTTTACCATCCAATTGATACAATGCATAGTGATTTGTAAAGAGTTGAGCATAATTTTAGCATCATTATTTTTTGTAAATATATACTCAGCTCCACCCATGTCAGCAGCTAGGTTATAAACCTCATCATAGTTATTATCTAGCTTAAGCCAAGTTGAAGGTTTAGTTAAATCGCCAAGTATAACAGTATAATCATGATTATCATCTAACCACCATCCTAAGTCAGCAATATGAACTTCGTTACCCTCTTTTTTTAATCGTCTTGCAAGATGATGTCCAATAAAACCACCACCTCCTAATATTAAACACTTCATTAGTAATTCCTTACTATAGGAGAACTAACATAGCTATCTAAATAATCTTTAGTGCTTGGTTCTCCAAAAGTTCTAGTAATTGTCTTCTTGTACAAAATACCATTTTTTGTCTCATAAGATATAAACTCTTGCCTCATTAACCCTTCTCTAGGTTCATCAAATCTTTTATCATCACCAGTCATTAGGTATCCTTTTTGCTTGTAGTGGTTCTCCAGCAAAGTTAGCCTCTGCTTGTATATAATCATAAAAGCCTTTTACGGCTACTTCTTTGAACTTTGCTTCAATATCAAAATCTGCGTATTGAAGCATAGGTACATGTCTACTCATATGTTCTTCATCCCAAAAGGTTTCAGAGTGTGCATTGCACTTCATCCAATAGCTAGGGTTCTCTGGCGGGAAAGACTGAGAGACGTGGAACAACGGGCGTATGCCTCTCCAACTTTTGACAGCTTCTTTGAACAAATCTGACGTGACCGTAATGTGGTCGACTTCTCTAACTTTTCTGTTGACGATTTTATCGTCAACCTTAACTCGTTCTGTTTCAACCATTCTATGACAGTCATAGTGGTGTGTGTCGAGGGTGCAGCGGATAGGGATCCGTTGGGCAAGTTCAAGTGTGTGTATGATGTCATACCCATTGGGTTTATCTTCATTTTCGACAGATAAGCATTTTTGGGCATAGTCTGATAAGTAGGGAAAGTTGGTCGCAAATCGTTTAATCCCAGCATCATGAGTTCCTCCATATAAACCTTGTAGATGAATGTTCATAGAAAATTCTTCAGGCGGTAGTTTCATCATACTACCATAAAGTGCATGATATTCCAAATCTTTAATTGAATTTTCAACAACGTTAGCTTTATCAGAGGCTAATACTGTATACTGACCTGGATGAACACTAAGACGAACTTCATTTTGAATTGCATAAGTTCCTGCTTCAAGAAGTATTTCAGAGATTTGATCCCATATTTCTTCATACCACGGTTTAGTGAAATCAAGAGTATAACAAGGAAATAATTCTGAAGATATACGCCAAGCTCTTAAGTTTTTAGGTTGAGTAGGAAAATGATCACGAACAACTGCTAGTAACTGATTACAGTTGTGTATAGCTTTAGTTTGAACACGTTCTTTACCCCCCTCTTTTAATGCGTAGGTTTTAGTAGTTGTGCCAAAATTGTACTTTTTTGCTTGTGCTTTATCGTGAAATTGACAGCACTGTGCGATACGCCAGTCAAAAGACGATTGATTGAAATATTCCATGTAATCTCCATTGATATTTGTATATTATAACTAATATGAGACTACTTGACAAGTGTTACTTACTTTTTACGTAGTGCATCAGCTCCAAAAAATGCAGATACTAAAACAGCAATAGATGCAAAGTAAGTAGGCGCAATATCAGCAATTAAATTAGCTGCTTTTTCTAAACCTAACCATGATGTAAGAAATATACCTATAGGGTAAAGTAACAACCCAAGTAAGGAAAACCATGCCATTTTACGAATTGCATCACGTTGTGCGTCATTATCTTCTAGCTCTTTACGTTTGAACTCTAAGTACATTGCTTGTTCTCTTTCACTAACTTTTCCATCACCATTTGTATCTGCGGGGTGAAAGCCTGCTTGTTTAATTTCTTCTGTCATTTATTTCTCCTAAAAGTCAATTTCTTGACCATCTTTTTCCCAAGTATTAAAACGAGTCCTGATAGTTGCTTTCTCGCTGTTTGTGATAGTCATCCCTTTCGAGTAGTCGGAGACGAGTTTCGATACTATCAAGTCGTTTGGCGAGTTCGGGGAATTTTGCCATTTGTTTTTGTTCATCTGTGATAACTTTAATTCCATATCTTTTTGCTGCCCAAGAATAGAGCGAATCCATTTTAGCATAAAACCATACTCCTAACTTTGTATCTCTGAACCACGATTCTGTCGCAGAACCAATAACTGAGCCTGCTATCGCTTTTATAATAAAAAACCACATTAGATGAGAACCTTTCTTACTCTTATTAATTCCTCTTCTTTTAAAAAGTGATGACAAGGTAAATGAATAGTAGAAGCACAAAACTCTACAGTTTTTGGACAATCATCTCCATGTTCATTAAGCCACGGTAGTAAATGAAGAGGTTCTTTAAAAAATGTTCGTGCAAGACACTTTACAGAGTTTAGTTTTTCAATCACCTCATCAACTTCGTGAGAAGGTACACTCATTGTATATCTCTCCCAAACATAATTTTCTCCAGGTATATTTTCATATGGAAGATTATTAATATACCAAGTAGCAATCTGTCTTCGATGCTCTCGATAGTTGTTTTGCTCAAATAGTTCTATTTCTTTAAGTAGTACTGCGCAGGAGGTCATATCCATATATGATTTTGTACCGACTCGATGTATCTCTTTATCTCTACCTCTGCCGTGAGCTGCTATTTCATATATCTTTTCAGATACATCATCTAAATTAGTACATACAGCTCCTCCTGAACCTAGAGTGCCTGGATACTTTGTAAAGTCAAAAGAGAAACAGGCTGTAGAACTCATTGATCCTGGAATGTAAGTATAAGGCTCTCCCATATAAAACGCGGGGGCAGCATCTTCTATAATATGCACTCCAAATAAATCACATACATCTTTAATCTGGTCTACACGAACAACTGTTCCGAAGTTGTGTACTATGATTACAGCTGCTGGCTTCAACACTCTAATCATATCTTCTAGTTGGTTGAGATCTATATTACCTGTTGCATCAATATCACAAAAACGCACACGACGATTCATAAAAGCTACTGCATTTCCAAAAGCACGCCACCCATATGAGGGAACAATTACTGTATCTTGTGGATTAGTTAAAGCACTAATTGATATTTGCAAGGCATCGGTGCAACAGTCTACAAAATGCCAATTTTTTACGCCGCTGAGTTCTACGCATTTATTAGCAAGAGCTAGTTGAACGCCTCTCATCTCTCTACCATCTTCTGTTTGATAAGGATCATCCATCGCGTCTGCAATTGCTCTTAGGTAATCAACTTTATGTTCTGCTATTCTTTGTTTATGAGGAATAAATGCTATTGATTTCATAACCGTACCTTTATATCTTCCATTCTATTGTGTATCCATTTTAAAACTATTTTCTTTTCTTCAGGAGTTATATCCCATCGTTTTTCTGTATCAACACATTTAACTGTCGCTTCTTCATATCTTAATGCGTGATACAATGCTTGTTCTCTCCCACATGCTTTGTCAATCATAATTATCCCTCTTAGATAAAATACGATGTATATTAGGTCTGCCTTTAGGTCTTGAGCGAAGATACTCATACTCTGTTACTAAAAAACAAAATATTAGTACAGCACAAACACCAAACCTAATATTACTCATCTCTGCGTTCAATGTCCTCCTCAACACACTTAGATCCTTTTTGTATTTCAATCACATATGCCGTGTCCAGTCCTGGGTTTGAAGCTTTATGCCAAACCATTTTACCCACTTCATATGGAATAGATTTTGGTGTTAAGTGAATCACATCTTGAAAATTGTCCCATTCAGTTTCCATTTTTACAAGACCAGTTACAACTATCCAAATTTCAGATCTGTGTAGATGTCTTTGAAAACTTAAACTTTTGCCAGGCTCAATTATTAGTTGTTTTACTTTAAAGTTTTTATCAGGTTGGTCATCGAGTACTCTCCATGAACCCCATTTTCTTACTTGGTTAACTATCATGTTTTGCCTTTGTTGCTTTGTTTTTACACATCGGTTAGCCTTCCGAATTTTTTTAATAAAGCTAACTCTTTATCTGTATATCCTGCTAATAAATCATCAGATAAGGTTGCTTTGTCTGGTGACAATTCTACTAGAGTATTTAAAGTTAACTTAACTGATTCTTTGAAATTGGGAATTTCTTTGTTTAGTTTTTTAATAAAGTCTTTCCAATGTTGTAATTTTCCAGGTTGAGCCATACATCTTACCATTACCCAATTTTTCAAACTATGTTTTTTAGTTTCTGCAACTATTGCTTTAATATTTTTTATCATTCTATTTTGGTTATACGAATCTTGGTGAACTGATATGGATAAACAACTATGATGTATTAATTCTGCAAGATATTTTGCACTTCTACTTCCGTTAGTTGTAGTAAACACTCTTGCTCCATAATCATTAATTTTTTTACAAATTGGTATATAATCAGGAAACAAAGTAGGTTCTCCTCCCCAAAAACTCATTGTAAAGGTTCTACCGTTCAACTTTTCAAACAAATTGCTCAATCCTTTGAACACTTGTGCAGAATTATTTTTGTGCGGTAAGTTGTTGTGATAACTGTCTGGACAATATGTACAAGCATAATTACATTTTGCAGATAAAAACCACTCAAACTTTAAATCAACCTCTTTTGATGTAAATTCTACATACTCTGATTCAGAGTTTAAAGAACGCTTTGGGACTCCGATGTCAAAAAAACAAGAACAATAATCTAAAGTACAAACATGCCACTCTGTAGGTATACGAAACTCTTCATATATATTACCTAAATGTCCTCCAACTCCGCAATCTCCGCCTTTCATATCTCCATTTTCAGAAATGGCAATATTATATTGTCCTACAGAACAAGACCAACCTTTCCATGCGTTTAGTTTAGAGGCTCTAAGTTCTTGAGGATAGAACTCTTCTATTGTTCCGTCTCTTTTTGTTCCAATAATTGTTTTACCAGACATTTTTTCGCAGTATAGCTTCTTTGTTGTTTCCTCTACACATAGAACAAATGGGTTCTGGGTGTAAAAATTCGTTAAACCATTTTTCTTTTACATGCTCTGGATCATCATGTGATAAAGGAGTATACATATTTTTATACTCTTCCCAATCTTCGTGGTTGTTTATTCTTCTCATTAAATCGTCGAAAAAAGCAGTTTGAGTGCACTTCCACAGTTTGCCTTTATACAGTTGTGTGCAATGATTCCACATACAAACTTCATGAGCTTTTTTATAGTCTGAATTAAAAGGTTTTATTCCTTTTTTGTACACTCTAGACCAGTGTTGGGTCATGTCTCTAAGCTCAACCTTAATGCCTTGAGTTTCAAAAACTTTTGCAAAAGATACTATAGATTTATTAGCTGTACTGTACATATCGCTATCAAAAAATTCTGATAAATTGTTGTGTAGAAGAGTTTTATATCGTTGTTCTACAGAGTGTACACTGACCACTAACATACACCTTGTTTCTCGTAAAACCGCTTTTAAAGCTTTATGTCGTTTCAACAACAATCCATTAGTATAAATTCTTAAATCTGTGTTGGGATACACTTCTCTAGCTGTTTTGATAAAATCAGGTAATTGTTTGTGTAATAGAGGTTCCCCTCCAAGTATTTGCAACCTGAGTGGGTTGATATATGGTTTCCAAGCGACCAAATCTGCTGCTACTTGAGACGTAGTTTGTACTGTTCCTTCAACATTTAAGTTTGAATAAGAGTTACAGTTGTCACAACGCAAATTGCAAGCGGAAAGAATAGGAAAGTCTAAAAGTTTGATATTAATCATTAGCTAAGTCTTTTATCATAGAGTGTAGTTTCTGTCGGATACATAGACTTATACTACTAATTTTTTAACGCAGTGTCAACAAGTTTGTTGCTATGCGTCTTCCATCCCATAACCAAACATCTCAGCAAGCCCAAATACTTCCATTATCATAAAACTCATGATTAAAAGTAGTATACTCCATACAATAAGTTTACCACTAAAATTAGTCGCGGCCATTTTAATTGCTATGAGTTCATTTCCTAAAAACCGTAATGCAAGTTCAAACTCATTGTGTTCATTTTTAATTTCAATTCCGTTTTCTTTCAATCAATTCTCCTGTCGTATTTTTCAAAAAATTTAGGGGATGATGGGCACATAGAACATATTTCTTCAGCTTTTTTATGTTTTGAGAAAAAAACGTCTAACTCATCATCGTTATCTAAATTAGCAGGTGTATAATTTAAATAAGGTTTCCAATAGCTTGCGTTTAGTTGTTTTGTTTTTTTAAGTGCAAAAGGTAAGTAAGCTATTGGAGCGCATTTGTATAATTTACCATCTAACACCTGAACATTTGGACATACACAATGTTTATAGCTAGCTTCTATATCTGTTGATAGATGAGGATAAATTTTTCCATCTTTCTCTAGATAAGTCTTTTGCCAACGATACGGGTCGTATATGGTAACCTGTTTTAAAGACTTCCATTTTTTGAAAGTGTTAAATAAATTTCTTTTTAGTGTAATGTATAGTTTAGAATTTTTAGTTGGATGAAATGTGATGTTTAATCTGAATTTGTAATCATTTAAAAGGCTTCTAATGTATAAATTTTTATTTAATAGAAGTCCGTTTGTATATAAAACTAATAATTTTAGATTAAAATTATTTTTTTGTAAAACCCTTAAAGCAGAAATAAATAATTCTTTAAAGTTTTTTCTATATAAAGGCTCGCCTCCTAAAATAGATAGTTGTTTTGTTATTCTTACTTTTTTGATTACATTATCTAAATCATCTAAAAAGTTTTTATCTTTTCTTTCTATATCATCAGTAAGATCACTAAAATGATTACAACCTGCACAAGCTAAATTACACGAATGATGTATATGTATATCAACAATATCAGTATGGTATTTCATTAGTAAATTATCGTCTTTTCTGCGTCTACTTTTACAGGTTTGCATGTAGCTCTATAATTCATAAAACCACTAGAGCCATCTGGCACTTCAACTTGATCGTTTATTCTAGTTGCGTAATATATACAATCATCAATACTTCTAAAATAACTAGTATCTACAACAGTAAGCCCTAAATAAGTAACAAGGGCAAAAACTAAAATCATTTAGGTTTCTCTTGATCTTTAAATCGTGGCCTTTCTCTTTGGCTCAACTGCTTAAAAAAAACTTTCTTTGCTGCTTCTTTATTGTGAGTATTTCTAATTAAAATATTAATTGCTTTATATCCATCTCCCATAAACATTAATTTATCTTTATAATAAAGCTTTGCTTTAGTAGCGTTATCAAGATCTAGGATAAACTCTTCAATACTATAAATCATTTTTTTATCTGGTTTAAACTATCAATAATATCATCGATATTAGGTTCAGGTTGCCCTGGATTATATACACACTTGTAGCTATTAGGGCAGTTTTTTTCATACATTAATTCAAAGGTTCTATTACCTCCCCTGTAAATACAGGCTTGTAAGCCAGTGTGTTTTGATTTAACTCTTTTAGCTAATCTACACGTAGTATATTGTTTTTTATCTAGCTCTCCTCTATGTATCTTTTGTTGCCTAGAGTAGTCTTTTTTGGTACCTACTGTTTTTGCACCGCTGCTTACTTCAATAGGAATTGTCAAAAAAGCAAGAACTAAAGTATATATTAAAACCATGTTCTTGGATGTCCAAACATACTAACAGACATTGCTAAGAAAAACCATAGCAAACCTGCTACTCCACATATAAGAACAATTATACCAATAGCATTTATAAGTTCTCTCTGACGCTCTTGTTGTTCGTAGATTGCTTTTTTTCTATCTTTACGAATCTGTGCTTGTAGGGCAATGATCTCATTCCAAGAATTTGGGCCATGAATCAAATTTACATAGTTTTTAAGTTCTTGCTCCATAGCTTCTGCTTTTTTCTTAGCAGCAAATATGTCCATCGCTTCTTGTTCAATACTTGACCCTGCAAATATCTTTTTAAACAATGGTGGTTTTTTATTCAGTTTTTCGGCTTGATCTATATCGGCAACTGCGCCCATCCAGCGACCTACATCACCGTACATAGACTCTATATCACGACCAACTTCAAAGCCTTTTTTAATAACATTAAACGCAGCAGTAGCTGCAGCTATCGCAGATATGGGATCCATCGATAATCTCACTTTCAAAGGGGTATAAATAATTATAAAATTTATGGGAAAGTATGTCAAATTTTTGACTTAATAAGCAAAATTTGATAAGACAAATAGAATTAAAAATAATATAAAATAAAGTATATAAATAAGCATGGCGCATCTCCTATAGTCATTATAGTCGATGATA